GCCGCGCGCCACGCGGCACACCATCGAAGCTGGCGGCACGTTTGAAAGCAACGGCATTAGCATTGATTACACGGCGCGCATCACGTTCAGCCATCACCCGTCAGAGCCATGCACCCGGCTTGATCCTGGCTGTGATGAGTCATTCGATATCGAGCGTGTCGAAATCAGCCTGCGTGAAGGCGTCTGGATCGAATTGACACCGGGCGAATACAGCGACGACGGCGTAATCGACACCATTATCGACTGGCGCTATCGCGAAGAGATGGACGCGCAGCTGTATCGCTCGGAGCTGGCAGCATGAGCGGCAACACTATCAACATTGAAGCCGGCCAGAAGTTTGGCCGCTGGACGGTGGTTGCCACAGGATTGCGCAACGGCGGCAAGCGCGCCAGTTGGTGTATCTGCGAATGTGGCAACGAAACGGCGGTCAACAACGCCAGCCTTTCATCAGGAAAAAGCCTGAGCTGCGGCTGCCTGCGGGCAGAAAAGCTGAGGTGGCGAACAACGCCAGACAAGCGCAAGACAAAACAGGTAGACCGCTCCCGCACCATGAGCCAGCCCGTAGAGCGCCAGCACACCGGTCCGCGCCTGATTGAGTTGACCGACACACGACACAATGCAAACGACGGAATCGGCAGCGGCGTGAGACTGCCGCAGGGCATTTCGTCTGCGGCGCAAATTTGAAGGGGAATCAAAACATGATCAAGAAAATCAAACTCGCATACAAACGCCTGGTATTGAAAGCCCGGATGCACAGCGCCTGCAGCGAGATAGAAGCGGCGGTAAAGCGAATAGAGCACGATCAAGAGCTAATCGCCATGCTCTGGCAAGAGCGCGCAGATCTGCAGGCCAAGGCGTACTGGCTGGAAAAAAACAACTTTTCTGTACGGGGGATCAACGCATGAGCAAGCACGATGACGAGTTTGAGGCGCTGGGCGGCGTCGATATCAAGACCGAATTGCGCCTGACGCTGCTGCTTGCGGTGTTCTGTGTCGGCTTTGTGCTGGTAGTTAAAACTGTCGCAGGGTGGATTGTATGACGCCAGAACAACAGCAGCAGATACGTGTGGCTGCATCGCTCATTGCGCAGCGGTGCATTGGGCTGCTTGGATATCCGACCGTATACAGCGCATCTGAGGCGGATGGAATCCAGGCTGATCTGGACAAGATCAAGGCTGTGTTTTACGAGATCGACGCACGCAATAGCCACGATGACAGCACAGCGATTCCTGACGAAAGGAAATCGGCATGAGCATCGCAACGATGATTCTGGGCGAGTCTGGAACGGGCAAAAGCGCGTCTATGCGCAACATGAATCCAGATGACACTTTCTTGATCCAGGTGGTGCGCAAGCCGCTGCCGTTTCGCACCGGGAAATGGGCGTATCTGAGCAAGTCCGGCGGGAATATTTGCGTGACCGATGAATGGTCAAAAGCCATCGCCTACATGGAGAAAACCACGCGTAAGGCAATTGTGCTGGATGACTTCCAATACCTGCTGGCAAACGAGTTCATGCGACGTTCTGATGAAAAGGGATTCGAGAAGTTTACCGAGATAGGGCGGCATGCGTGGGAGGTGCTAAACGCCTGCTCACGTCTTCCTGATGATGTCCGCGTCTATATCCTTGCTCACACTCAGACTGATGATTTCGGCCATACCAAAGCCAAAACCATCGGCAAATTGCTGGATGAAAAAATCACCGTCGAGGGGTTGTTCAGCATTGTGCTGCGCACCCATGCGCAAGGTGGCCAATACCATTTCAGCACCAGGAATAGCGGATCAGACACTGTTAAGTCGCCCATGGGCCTGTTTGATGCCGACCTTATTGATAACGATTTGAACGCGGTTGATTCCGCAATCTGCGACTACTACGGCATTGATAAACAACCCACATTGCGCGCTGCGTGAAAGGAAACACCATGTACCAAAGCTATAGCCTTGACCCGAATATGGCGCGTCAGGCAGATGAAAAATCAGGCCGGATCGAAGAGACCGGCGCGTTTACCGGTCGCATCAAGTATGCGATTGCAACCAAATCTCCTGGCGGCGCGGAAGGCATCGAGCTGCACTTCGAATCGAGCGACCGTCGCGATGCACGCGTTACCGTCTGGACGTACAAGAAGGACGGCAGCGTCAACGATTCCGGCATGCGCCTTGTCAACGCCATCATGACATGCGTCATGACCAAGCAGTTGACGCCTACCGAGGGCAATGCAGATGTGTATGACTTCGCTACATCTTCCCGAGTGAGCAAGCGCGTTACGCTGTTTCCGGAACTGCAGAAGCCAGTTGGCATTGTGTTTCAACTGGCGCCAGAAGAGTACCAGAAGAACGGCGAAATTAGAGTTGCAAACCGCTTGGAGATTTATGCGGCATATAACTCTCAAACCGGCATGACAGCATCTGAGATTCTGACCAAGGCGGCTGCTGCGGAGAAACTGCAGCACATGCTCTCAACGGTTAAAGACAAGCCGCTGAAGAAGTATAAGCCGAAGGCTGTAGACTCCGGTTCAGGCGCTACGGCATCGCATGCAGACGAGTTTGAAGACGATATCCCATTCTAAAAGCATGCGGCGGGCAAACGCCCGTCAATCAGGAGCACGCAGCATGATTGACATCACCATCGACATTGAAACAATACCCGATCAAACCCCAGGCGCGCTTGATCAGTACATGGCCAATGCAGCAGAAAACTTCTCTGCACCTTCGACGTTGACCAAGGAGCAGGCCGCAATTGACCTTGGCATGACCAACAAGGACGAAATCAAGTTCACCAGTAAAGACGCCATGATTGCGCGCTGGGTAGAGCATTTCCGTGAGCAAAAAGCGCCTGAAGCGGCCGAATATGAATGGCGCAAAACCGCTTTGAATGGTAGCAAAGGCGAAATCGTAGTGATTGGCTATGCAGTCAACTCCGAGCCTGCCAAGTCGCTGCAGCGCGTTGATCTGACTCAGGCCGGCGAAGTGGATTTGTTGCAACGGTTTTTCAGCAGTATTCGCCAGGACATCGCACGCAATAACAGCCACCAAGCAGGGGTTCGCTTGATCGGCCACAACATTGAAGCGTTTGATATGCGGTTCATGTTCCAGCGCTCAGTGATTCGCAGCGTTCGTCCTACGATCAATCTGAACATGAGTCGCTATTCCGACAACCTTTTCGACACCATGACGGCATGGGCCGGGTATCAGGGCCGCATCAGCCTGGATGCACTGTGCAAAGCGCTGGGCATTCCATCACCAAAAAATGGCATTGATGGCTCGAAGGTATGGGATGCCGTGCGCGACGGCCGAATTGATGAAGTGGCGACCTACTGCGCTGCTGACGTAGATGCCACACGGGAGGCATTCCTGCGCATGACGTTTGCCAATAGCGAGATGGCTGAATAGCTGACCCGCGCCAAATTCCACCACCATGAACCCGCCATAGAGCGGGGATTTTTTCGGACTACATCATGGCCACAGACTACAAAATCCGAGCCCTCTCATACCAGTGCCACGAGTACCGGTGCGAGGTGGTCAACGCCGATGGCAAGACCGTCACCATTGATCTGGCAGGTCAAGATCAGCACAAGCTGGAGCGTGCCGGATGATTTCAAAGCAACAGGGCGTGACGAATGGGGGTGGGATGACGCCCCATTCTGATCGCCGAGCAAACTGTGCAATGCGCGACCTTGTTTCCGTCGCACAGCGCCACAAAAACACACTCGGGCCGTATCACGCGGCCCGTTTTTTATGCGCCAACAGCGTGCCGATCAAGGTTGCGCTGCGGGTGATTGCTGGGAGAACAACAGCATGACACACCAAATCGACAACGCCCTGCTGTTGCACGGCGGAGAGGACGACATCTCTATCCCAGGATCTGCGCTGCAGCAGATCATTGACGACGCGCTGACGCCAGACTGTGGCGACATGATTAGCCAGCTGCGCATGCAGAATGAAGCGCTGGAAGAGCACAACGCTAATCAAGCTCGCGAAATAGACGATCTGAAGTTCGAGATTCGCGAACTGCGCGAGCGTCTTGCTGGAAGGGTTTACGAATGAGCGAATATCTTGATTTTTTGCGGACAAAAGAAGTAGTTACACCATTACGAGGAACAGATCGCGATGTTGATATCAACAGCAAGCTCTTTCCACATCAGCGAGATACGGTCGAATTTCTAATGCGTGCCGGATGTGGTGCCGCGTTTCTCGATACCGGACTTGGGAAAACAGCCGTCGAACTTGAATATTCTCGACTGGTTCATGAACAAACAAACAGGCCCGTTCTGATTTTATGCCCTCTCGCGGTGGCGCAACAACATAAGCGGGAGTCAGTTAAATTTGGCGTTGACGCTCAAGTCATACGCCATCGCGACCAAATCCATCAAGGAATCAACATCAGCAACTACGAGATGCTGAAAAACTTCTCGCCTTCTGATTTCGGAGGGATCGTATTAGACGAATCTAGCATCATCAAATCGTATGGCGGTAAAACCAGTATTGCATTAATGCAGTTCGCCCAATCTATCGACTGGCGACTTGCTGCAACAGCGACTCCGGCACCAAATGATCATATGGAGCTAGGTCAGCATTCCCAATTTCTTGGAGCGATGAACAGCAATGAAATGCTGGCCCGTTGGTTTATAGCAGATCAAACGGAAATGGGCAGATACAGGCTAAAGCGGCATGGCATCAAGTCGTTCTGGTCATGGGTCGCCAGCTGGTCGCGCATGATTGGCAGGCCGTCTGACATGGGTTATTCGGATGATGGCTATTCGTTGCCGAGTCTTAATGTTCATCGGCATATCGTCAAAACAAACATGGACGAAGGCGCAGGCGAGGGCGAGATGTTCCGGCGTATCGAGATGAGTGCAACCAGTCTCCATACGGAAAAACGCCGGACTGCCGCCATTCGTGCCGAGAAGTTGCGCGAATTGGTATACAGCAATGATGAATGCTGGGTTCTCTGGTGCGATACAGATTACGAGGCCGACGCGCTAACGTCGATTATTCCTGATGCCGTTGAAGTTCGCGGGAGCATGTCGCCTGAGATGAAGGAGCAGCGGCTTAATGACTTCTCGTTGGGCAATATCAGGGTGCTAGTAACAAAGCCAAGCGTTGCTGGATTCGGCCTTAACTGGCAGCACTGCAGCCACACCGCATTCATCGGGCTGTCGTTCTCTTACGAATCGTATTACCAAGCCATTCGTCGGTTTTATCGTTTCGGCCAGCAAAAAGAAGTTCATTGCCATATCGCCATGGCAGAAACCGAGCTGCCAATATGGCAAACAGTCAGCAGAAAAGCTGACGATCACGAGCGCATGAAATTGGAGATGTTCGCCGCTATGGGTCGAACAGTCGAAACACGCAACATTAAAAACACTTACGCGCCAACTATGGCCGCAAATTTGCCGGGGTTTATCAATGCAGCCTAATATTTACGATCAAGAAGTAAATGAGAAATTCGGAATCTACAACGGCGATTGCGTTGAATTCGCCAAAACGCTTCCTGATAACAGTATCGACTTCTGCATTTATTCGCCGCCATATGCGAACCTCTACATCTACGGCGAGAGCGCAGCAGATATGGGTAATTGCGCAGACCAAGATGAATTTTTTAATCAATACCAGTTCATCGTCAACGAAACATTCCGCGCATTGCGCCCCGGGCGGCTCGTAGCAATCCATGTAAAAGACCTGGTTTATTACCAGGGAAGCAGCGAAACAGGTACTGCAGGCATTCGTGCGTTTTCAGACCGATGCACAGACGCACACATAAAGGCCGGTTTTGATTTTCACTGCAGAATCACTATCTTTCGCGACCCGGTACTGGAACGGGCAAAAACCAACGCGCATGGGTTGCTTTGGAAATCATTCCAATCAGACGCGACCATTTGCCGAGTCGGAATGCCTGAATACCTCATGGTTTATCGCAAGTGGGCAAAAGAAGGCGAAGACGATTTAATCAAGCCGGTAACTCATCCAAAATCTGAGGTGCCTTTAGATATCTGGCAAGAACTCGCCAGCCCTATATGGAACTGGAAACCGGGCCAAAGCGGAAAAGGCGACTACGATTTACCGGCAACAGACGTGCTAAATGCCAGGGTTGCAGCAGATCCAGACGCGGAAAAACATCTATGCCCGATGCCGCTTAATATCACAAAACGAGCGCTGACGTTGTGGACAAATGAAGGCGATGTTGTTTTTTCGCCGTTCGCCGGGATTGGCTCAGAAGGCGTTGCGAGTCTGAGGATTGGCCGCAAATTTGTTGGGACTGAACTTAACCCAGTCTATTTCAGTCAGGCCGTTAAATTCCTGACTGAGGCCGGGAACATGGGGCAGCAACTAGACTTTTTTGACTTTATGCGTGACGCGGTCTGATGGCCGATTTTTTATGGGTGCCATATGGCCAAATCCAAATCACCGCGCAAGGCATACCAGCCCAAGCGCATATCCAGCCACATGGCAAACAAGATCATCTACAGCACCATCTTCCGCGCCAGCGTTGA